TTAGCTTTAAGTGCTTCTATGTGTTATTATGTTAGGAAATATGATCCACCATTACTTATTGACAAAACAAGATTTGCAGGACAAGTTTCTAAAATAAAACATATATTAAATGAAAATCTTAGTATAGCAGATGAAATGTCAAACCCAGTTATTATAAAATATATTAAAGATAATATTGAAAAAGGTGATATTAAGGGATTTGTAGATATTATGTCTTTATACACACAAGGGTGAATCACCCAAACTCTAAAGAGTTAGGGCTTCTGAGGTGACTTGGAAGATTAATTGGTTCACCAGACTCAGATAAAAGAAATTTTGTCTACGTTATTTTAGTTATCTTACCTAGGAATGCCGCCTCAGTTCCTAGCTCTAAGTGGGCGCTGTAAACAGAGAGGAAATTCTCAGTCAACCCAGTTTGACTCGTTTTAAATGAGCAAGCTAAAATAACATTGTCGAGAGGAAGTTGCTAAGTTTTAATTGGTAATAGATTAAAAACAGCCACAACTCAGGAATAGGAGGAAAACTAATATGTTAGTTTTCGTGCTAAACAAATATGGAAAACCTTTAATGCCTTGTAAACCTAGAAAAGCAAGAAAGTTATTAGAAAATGGAAAAGCAAAAGTTGTAAATAATTGTCCATTTACAATTAAACTTTTATTTGGATCAAGCGGTTATAAATAACAAGTTAATTCTTCAATTGTTCCAAATTCAAGCAAAATTGGGGTTTCTTCAAGTACAAATAATAAATGTATATATAGTGCCGAGATTGAATTAAGACAAGATATTTCAAAGAGAATGAAAAGAAGAAGTGTATATAGAAAGAATAGAAGGAATAGAAAAACAAGATATAGAGAATGTAGATTTTTAAATAGAAAAAGTAATCGAAGATTTAACCCAACAATGAGATCAAAATTAGAGAGTCATGAAAGAGAAGTAAGAAGAGTTGAAAAAATTATCCCAGTTTCAAATTGGACTATAATCAAAAATTCTATTAAAAAAGATTACAAAGGTTTGAAAGATTTAGAATGGTTGAATTTACAAAGACAAGTTTTTGAAAGAGATAATTTTAAATGTAGACATTGTAAAGGAAAATCAAAAAATTATGAGTTACATGGACATCATATTATTCATAGAGAACATGGTGGAGAAGATATTTTAAAAAATATTGTCACACTTTGTAAATTTTGTCATGTTGATTATCATAATGGAAAAATAACTTTAAAAATTGGAAAACATAGATATAAAGGAAAATTAGATACTGAATTATCTATCATTAGAAAAAACTTCATAATAGAAAACGCGAATGAAACTTATGGATTTATAGTTAAATCAAAAAGACAAAATTTAAACTTAAAACCTAATGCAATTAGTAATGCGTGTTCAATATTAGATATAATTCCAGATAATAGCTTTTATATTAAAAATACTTCAAAAGGTGATTATCAACAAACAAAGGGAATTAGAAGTCAAATGAAAATCCCAACTGGAAAAATAATGAATATTAGAAAATTTGATAAAGTTAAATGTAATAATATTATTTGTTTTGTAAAAGGTAGAATGTCATCCGGATATGCTGTCGGAATGGATATATTCAACAATAGTATGAAAAAACTTTTAAAACTTAAAGAAGTTGAAGTTTTAAAAAGAAGATTTAATTCAATGATAATAGAATTTTAACGAATTTATCCAAGGGTCTAAAGACCATTTAGTTTTCTTTGGAGGTTTTATAAAAAATGGATAAACAAATTACTACTGAACTTTTTAAATTACCTATTGGTCTAAAACCTATAGTAAAAATTCATGGTGAAGAATTTTACGGAAGTGAAAAAACAAATGAAAAATTTATTAAAGCATTAGAAAAAAATTCTCAAACTGATAAGGTAATTAAAAAAATTAAAAAACTTGTTAGTAACAAACAAATTATTCCTTGTTTTACAAGCAAGAATTTAGTTAAATTTATAAAATGGAAATTATTTGCACCAGGTTCAGTGAAGAACTTAATTGGATTTTATGCGCCAGAATATAAAAAAGTTATTATGTTATTTAATTCAACTTTGAATTTTTTTGGTTATACTTCAAATCAGATACTTGGTAAATATGTTATTCATGAATGTATGCATAAACTTGCATATGAAAAACTTTCTGTATATAATAGTATTTTTTTAGGTAAAGAAGTAGAATTCTACAGAGCATTATGGTCTAGAATATTTAGTATAAATAAAGAAAAACTTACCAAAAACAAAATTATTAAGATTATAAATTTTATAGACAAAACTTTTAAAAAAACTAAATTAACTAACAATGATTTTATTAAATATTATAAGTTATTAGAAACAGAATTTAATGATTTAACAACTCTTAAAGCTCATGAATTTAAGAGAATGGTTACTGATTATATAGTAATAGTATCTATTTATATTAAAGACATTAATAGGTTTTATCATTCAGTTCAATATTTTAAACATATAATATCACCAATTTATTTAGCATATAGAGAAGCTCTTAATTGCACAAATATTAACTCAATGTGTATTCAAGAACTTATAATGCCTTCTGAGATAATTGCTATCTATTCAGAACAATATACTAATTCTACAATATATTCTGCTATTAATAAACTTTAAAGGAATTTTTTTATGGCTCCAAAAATACCACCAAAGACAAAAGCATTAGTTGAAAATGTTAGTTCAGAAACAGAAATAAGAACTAAACAAATCAACAGTTTGTCGAAACAAATTAGTATGGCGAATGATAAAACAAGTAAGAAACAAAAAGAATTAAGTAGTCAAATTAGTTCTTTAGCTAAAAAAGAAAAAGATCAAAGAATAGCAATTGATAAAAATTTAAAACACTCTTCATCTAAAAATATATCATCTATTGTTCCAGAAGTAAATAGTATATTAACTCAACTTGGTTATACAATTCAAAATTTAGCTCAAGGTGTTAAGAAAATAACTATAAGTACTGCAAATGCTTCAAGGGAAGCTATTTCACAATATGGAAAAGCAATAAGTGAAGATATTAGTATTAATAGACAAAATACTATAGCTATGTCATTAGCTCAAGCAACTCCATTATTTGGATATTTTGCAGCTAAATTTATGGAAACAGATGTTTTTCATAGAGCTGCTAAGAATATAAAAGATAAGATGGGAGATGCAGCCAAATATGTAGGAACAAATTTAAAAAATACTGTTATAGGAATCTCAAAAACAATGGGAGAAAAGATTGGAGATTTCTTTTCGAGAAAACAAAAAGTAGAATATTCAGAAGCTTCAAAAGTAGCAATGGGAAAAGTTAAAGCTGGTACAAAAGATACATCAAAAAAAATAATCAATAGATCAAAAGATAAAGCTAAAGAAGTCCCTAAAATGCAGAAGGGAGGATATGTAGAAAAGGGTGGTATAGCAAAAGTACATAAAGCAGAAGTTGTAATGCCAATTGAGAAAGTATTGAAGTTAATTGATGAACAAATAGGAACTAGCAAGTTAAAGGATAAAATAACTGATAATTTGACTGTTCTATCTCAATCAATGGCTAGAATGGAAGGTTATGTTGAATATGAACAGAGAAAGAAAAAGGGTGTGATCAAAGATTTTATAGAAGCATTTAAACAGGCTAAAAATGTATCAACAATGAAGTGGCAAGATAGATTATTAAAAGCAACTCTTGAATTAAAAATTGGTTTAATTGGTATGACTTCAAGATTAAGAATTGCGTGGCAAAGAACATTAATTGAACATCCTACTTTTAGAAATTTATTAATGGTTAGTGATGCACTTAAAACAGCATTTACAAGTCCTTTAAAATTCTTATTTGGTATAAGAGGTGGATACAAAGGAGATGTTGCAAAAGCTACAAGTACTCATAATATATTTTTGAAAATTTCTAATCTGTTAGGATTATTATATTCTGGAACTATGATAAGATTAGATAATTTAGTTAAGTATACAAAAGAGATTCTTGAATTTCAAACTGGTAAAAAAGCAGTTTCAGTACAAGAAAAAACATATACAATATTTGATAAAATTAAAGATTGGATGGAAGGTAAAAGAGACGAAAAAAAACCAATGAAGGAAAAACTATTTGAAAAAATAGTTGAAAAATTAGATTTAAGTAAAGAAAGTCTTTCTAGAGCTGGAATATCTGGAATTCCAGGAACTAAAAAAATTGATGAAGATGTTATTATAGAAAAATCTAAAACAGCCAAAGAAAGTGTTATAAATACAGCTAAAAATGCAAAAGAAGATATTATAGAAAAATCTAAAACAGCCAAAGAAAGTGTTATAAATACAGCTAAAAATGCAAAAGATGTTGTACTAGAAAAAGGAAGAAGTGTTAAAGAAAAACTTGGAGGAATAAAAGGTAAAAAAATCCCCGGATTTCAAACAGGAACTATTATGAAAGACACTAAAGAAATCATAGCTCATAGAGGAGAAATGATTTTACCTGTTAGTCAAGTTATTCAAATGATTAAAACATTTTCAAAAACAGTATCTTCTTTAGTAAAAACTTTTAAACCTATAGAAATATTAAAAAATATTTTATTAGATATTAAAAATGTTATGCAAAATGTAGGTAAACAAATTGTTAATATTTCAGAAGAAGCTGCAAGGATTAGTAAGGAAACAGCAACAAAAGGTTATGAAGCAGTAAAGAGATTCCAACCAATTGAAAAAGCTAAAACGGTAGGTAGAAGAACTAAAAGTTTTGTTACAGAAGATATACCTGAAAAAGTAAAAGATATTTATGGATCAGAAATTAGAAAAGCTAAAAAAGCTCAAGAATTAGAAAAAACTAAAATGCCTTATAAATTTAATAAACCTGAATTTACTAAACAAACAAAAGTTACAGAAGCAGCTTTTACATTTTTTGAAAGACTTAGACAAAAATCTTATAATAGATTTTTAAAGAAGCAAGAACTTAGAGAAGCAAAATTTGAAAAAAGACAACAAAAAACAGTTGATAAATTTCAAAAAAGATATTCTAAAAGATTTAAAATAATGGGGTTTAGATTTACTGATCATTTGAAAAAAGCTGATAAAAGTCAAGCAAAATTTTGGGATAGATTTACAAAAGTAAAAGAAAGAAGAGAAAAAAAGTTTGAAGAACATTCTGAAAAAATGTCTGAATATCGAGAAAAACTTGATAAGAAACGAGTTAATAAATTATCTAGATTTAGAGAATTTGCAGCAATAAAAATTGCAAGACTTCAAAGTAAGATTTTCAAGAAGACTCAAAAAGATCAATTGAGTATACAAAGTACATATAATAAAAAAATAATAAATTATCAAAAAGACCAAACAAAGAAAACACTTAAATACCAAAAGAGACTTGATAAGGGTCATAGAAATATTCTTAAATCTATATTCAAAAGAGGTGAAAGAGCTGAAAATAGACATTTAAAGAAAATGTCTAGAATAGAAAAAATTCAAGATAGGATGAGAGCTAAAGAAGAAAAAGCTTTAAAGAAAGTTAGTGCTTTAAAAGAAAAAATTGAAAAAAGAAAAACTAGATATGAACAAAAACTTGCATTGGCTAAAGCAAAGATAGAAAGAAAACAACGCACAAAATTATCAAAAATAGAGGGTAAATTAAGATATGCTAAAGCAAAAAGGGAAGCTAAAACTGACAGAATTAAAACAAAATTAGAAATGAAGAAATTGAAACCTATATTAAAAGAGAGAGAAAAACTTGCAAAAATAAAGATGAAACAAGATATAATAAATATGAAAGGTGAGTTAAAAAAAGCTAAAGAACAAGCCAAAAAAGATAAAGTTGAACTTAGAAAAAGTTTAAAAGAAGCTAGAGCAGAAGCTTGGAAACAAAGACAAGAAATGGTTGCTCAAAGATGGAGACAACTTTCTGAATTTCCAAAAAAAATGAGTGAATTTAGATCTGACGCTAAAAAACAATTTGGTAAAAGTTTAGAAATAGCAAAAGCTTCACTTGGTAAATTATCTAAAATTTCAAAATATTCTATGAGAATTGGAGATCTATTAAGTAAATTAGGAAAACGTTTGAAGAAAATGGGTAGTGGAATTTGGAAAATTGTTATGATTGGTTTTGCTGCTTTAAGAACATTTCTTGCTCCACTTCTTACTCCAATTAGTGCTGGTATTGGAGCTATTGCTGTTGCTCTTCCTGTTATTGCTATGGGTTTAGCTAAACTTGTTCCATTATTAGCTGGGCTAACTTTTGCTTTTAATGATGCACGAAAAGCATGGAAAAAAGCGAGAGAGTGGCATGATGTTAAACCAGGAGAAAAAGTAAAAACATCACAAAAAGTGACAGCAGGTATTGGTGGATTTCTTGGAGGAACAGAAGAATCATTTTCTGCTAAAGGAGCAGCTAAAGGTGCTCTAAAAGGTGCAGCTATTGGTGCAGGTATTGGAGTGTTTGTTGGTGGTCCTATTGGGATTGCAATTGGTGGAGCTATTGGAGCTATAGCTGGAGGAATATTAGGATTTATTGGTGGAAAAAATATTGCAAAAGCACTTCAATATGTCTGGGATAAAGTTAAAAGTTTGGCTGAAGCAACATGGAAATTTATTAAATACCCATATGTTATGATGTGGAAATTAGCTAAAAAGGGATGGAATTGGATTAAAAAAAGAGCAAAACAAAAGTGGGAAAATCTCAAAGAAGATTTAAGTTCAACATGGAAACTTATTAAATCTCCTTTTAAGCTAATGAAAAAACTACCTGAAAAAGCTTGGGAATGGTTTAAAAAGAGATTAAAGCAAAATTGGAAAAATTTAAAAAGTGATTTAAAAGGAATGTGGGAAATAATTAAAAAACCATTTTCACTTATAGGTAGTATATTAACAAAGGCTGGTCAATATATAATAGAAAAGTTAGAAAGTATTCCAGGAATTGGAAGAATTATTAAATGGATAAAAGGAAAAAAAGAAAAACTTTCTCCGGATGAAGCTTTTGAAAAAGCAAAACAGGTAGCTAAAGAAAGAAAAGAAAAATCAATTACAGATAGTGTAATGAATGCTGATATTGGAGAACCTACTGTTCCTGTAAAATCTGGATTAATAACTTCTAAGTTTGGACCAAGAGATACTGGACTACAGGGTGCATCTAAGATGCATAAGGGAATGGACATGCGAGCAAAATTAGGTGAACCAGTGAGAGCAGTATGGGGAGGAAAAGTTACTGAAGCAGGCGGACCGTGGGGAAAAGTTGGATTAAAACATTCAGGTAATTATGGTTCTAAATATGTACATCTAAGTCAAATAGGAGCTGAAGTTGGGGATAGTGTTCATGCTGGAGATGTTATTGGGAGAGCAGGAAAAACTGGACCAATTCCAGGAATGGCTTCTCATTTACATTTAGGAGTAACAGAAAAAGGTAAATATATTGATCCTCAAAATGTATTTAAAAGTCATGGTATAAATTTAGCTATGAAGGGATCTAGATTTGAAGTTGGTGGAGAAGCTTTGGAGTCTCCAACTGGAAATACAATTAATATGTCTGAATTAGCTAAAAAGGGAGTTAGTGGAAAATTAAGTGAAAGTAAATATGCTGCAGGATTATTTTCTGATGCAACTGGAAAAATGGCAAATAAATTAACAGATGGAGTAAATAAAACAAATGCAGCTGTTGTATATAGTACTCAAATATTAGCTGCTACAAGTTCACAAATGGCAAATTCTAGTGTTGTAGGTGGAGGGGGTCCATCTGGAGGTCAACAATCATTTTCTTCTGGAGACAATTATGTCAATGATGTATTAAATTGTAATATAGGTTAAAGGAGTTTTATTATGAAAGTTGGTGCTGAAACAGAAGGAATTATTGGTTTACCACCACTTACACATGTTAGTGATAGTGTTTTAATGAATTCAATGCCAATTGCAGAAGTAACACCATGTAAACCAAACTTTTCTAGAGGAATGACTTTATTTCGTGTAGTACCAGATATTGGAAAATTTGATGAAATACTTAAAAAACATGGTTATAGTATTAAACATCCAATTAAATTAGCTTTCTTAGCAGATAATTTTCCTACTGATTCATTTACAAATGATTATGGAGAAACATTTCTAAATAAAATGACTGATATGGCTTCTCAGGGTATGCAAGATATATCACAAATGACTGGAGCTGATACTGCTACACAGGGAATAAAAAATTTAGCTAACGTAACAAAAGATACTGGAAAAGAAGTTGGTGGAACATTAGGAACTATGCTTAGTGGAGCAGGTAGTTTAGCAGGTGGTTTTGCAAGCTCTATGGAAAAACTTATGACAACCCTTAATAAAGGTGGTTCATTTAGTAAAATGTTTGGAGGTGGAGCAGATATAATTAATAAAATGATGGCAGGACATAGAGTAGATTTTCCTCAGGTTTGGAGAAATAGTGGATTTAATCCATCATATTCGATGACTGTAAGATTATATAATCCATCACCAGGTAGTGAAGAATCTACTAGAAAATATATAATTGGACCATTAGCAGTAATTTTATGTTTAGGAATTCCAAGAACTAAAGGTGGTCAAACATATAACTGGCCTTTTTTTCATAAAATAAGATCTAAAGGAATTTATGATCTTGATCCTGCTGTAATTTCAAATATTACAGTAGTTAAAGGTGGAGATCAACAACAAATTGCATATACTCAACAATTAGGTATAGTAGATGTTAGAATTGATTTTACTAGTCTTTATAATAGTATGGTTCTTGAAGAGGATGGACCAAAACATTTTGAGAGACCTACAGTTTTCTCATATTTATATAATGGTCTAAATAAAAGCAAAACATTAAAAAGATCTCGAAATGCTTCACTTGGAACTAAAACATTATCTCAATTAATACAAACTAAAGGAATTGCAGCAACTAAAACTAATACAGTTACTGGTCATAGAGTTGAACTAGCAAGTGTTACCACACAAAATAATATAACTGATAATGCAGAAAGTGGTATATATGGTATTGGTTAACAAACAGTATTACGAAATATTATTGTGATATAATAGGCGAGATACAAACTTAATAAGAACTGAGTTTGAGGAGTTAATTTATTATATCTATCTATATATTTAGAATCTTCAAGAACTTTCAAAAGTAATTCATATACTTGCTGTTTAAAATAAACTGTACTTTTATATCTTTTAATAGCCATCAAACTTCTAACATGTTTATAAAATTCTTTTCCACAAACTTGTTTAACATTTTTTAAATCTTTAGTAAAAAAATTCAAAATAATTCTAATATTATCAGTATATTTTACATCATTAATATTATTTGATATAATAGTAGCAGTAGATGTATTAACTCTAGAAATTTTTCTTGCTTCTTCTTGAACTTTTTTATCAACATATTTATATACAGTTATTTTTCTTGTTACTTCATTAATTGCTCTTGTACTTTTTTCTTCACTTTTATATTGAAATTCATTTTCTTCATCATCTGAAGGTTCTTCAGTCTTTATTTTTACCCCTTCTTCATTAGCTCTATAATATGTTTCTGCAAAACTAGCAACACTTTGTCTTATTCTTGTTCTTGATTCTTGCATAAAAGCGGAAATTTTATCTAAATCATCATTTTTAATACCATCTTTATATTTTCTAACCATTTCATTTGCAATATAATATATAGCATTAGGGATTGTTTTTTCTCTAGCAAACAGATGAGTTTTAGTAATTATTTCTAAAGTATATCTAAATAAGTCTTCACTACAAAACTTAGGAAAATGAATATCCATTCGTGCTCTATAATGTCTAATAATAAAAAATATCATCATTAATTTAAAAGCAATTATATCATTTTGTTGTAAAAAATAAGTCATTAAAAAAATATAAAAATTTGATTTTGGATCAAGTTGTGTTAAAAACCTTTCTTCTTTTCTTCCTTTCCATTTACTTTTTGCATATAATTTTATTTCTTTATCAGTTAATCCAGTTAATCTTAATAACTCAAAATAATGTGTTTGTAAAGATGGTTTAAAACAAGGTTGTACTAAACCAGAAAGATTTCTAGATACTATTTTTGTAAGTTTATTTCTTATTGCAGATCTTTGTATTTTTGAAGTATTCATGATTAAATAACCTGTACAGTAATACTATCTGTATCAAAATAAACATATTCTGGACCGTATAACATTAACTGATTTGTTGTTAAGTCTGTAAGATCAAAAGTAAAGAATATGCTAGTTTCTGGTTTTTTAAGTCTACAATGATTTACTCCTTCTACATTATGAACCACATCAATAATTTCTGATCTATAAATTTCAACATTTGGACCAAACCTACTAGAAAATGCAGAGATTAAAGCTTCACGAATTTCAGTTGCTAATGTAGACGTAGCACCTATATATGTAGATTCTTTAAAAACTTCTAAATCAATTTCAATAGGAATTGTGTATAAACTAGGAATTGGAATCCATCCAGTTTCACCCATTATATACTTAGAATTTTTATTAGTTACATAAACAATGTCATCTGAAACAGGTACAGTATAATACCATATAATATTTGTAGCATCTGTACATTGAGCTATTTCATCAGGATGTGATCCAACATTAGACTCTAAAATATATCTATCACCTAAAGATGGAGACAAAGGAAGAGAACTTTCAATGTCAATAACAGCACTTTTAGTAACTAGATTATATTTCATATTTTCTAAATATCCAGTCGTATTAACAAATTTCACATTCGTAAAATCAGTTATCATTTTATAAGACGAAAAGTCCATTGTTGTCATCATTTGTTGTAAGACTTGTAATTCAAAACTTTTAGCAGATATAGAATCATAATATGATTTAGAAACAACAGGAATATCATAAATAATAGTAGATGTTGAATCTGAAACAGTATTAGATAACATAAAATTAGTTAGACTTTTTCTAAAAATAATATCAACTGAATATTTTGCTACATTGACTGAACTTGGATCTGTAATAGTAAAATAATAAGTTTGATCATCTTCTGGAATTGTAGTATAGGGATCAAACTTATAAACAAAATTAAATGCTGTTGAATCATTAGTCATATTATGAACAACACCTGTAGATTCTATTTGCATTTGACAAGTAGTAAGTTCTGGATTTGATTCTGTTGATTGATAATGTAAATAAAAAGCTCCTAAATCTCCTTCTTTTACTACTGATAATTTATCTGCATATATATCATAAGTAGAAGAATAACTTGAAACCAAAGTAGGAATTTGTTCAAGCTCATACATAATATAATGATAATAAGCTGCAGTATTTAATAAGTCAATTGATAAATCAAAAAGTGTATAATAAGATATACCAGAAACATCTACTTCAGTTCCTCTTGCAACATATAATGTACTTAAAGGTATAGTGTGTATAGCATTTCTAGTAGGAACTATATTATCTGTCTGAGTAGTTGAAGAACCAAATAATATAGTACTAAATAATTGAATATCATTTACTTTAACATCAGATCTTTTCAGTACTGGTAAACACTTCGATGCTAAAGGTGAATCTTCTATAACAATATTTGTATTTTCATAATCACCACCAGAAACTAATCTTCCTAAAGCAGTTAAATTAGAAATTGAATTTCTTCTTATCTCTTCTAAAGATTCTTCGTCTTTACCATTTGTTGATGAAAGAGAATTTACTACAGTATAATTTACTAGTTGATTAATACCAGCTAATGTAGTTGTATATATTCTTTCTCCAGTTTGAATCGATCCTGCTATAACATTTCCATCCGATCCTTCAGTTAAATTAGTTGTTACACGAATTGTACATCCTGGTATTGGTTGATATCCAATTAAACCATTGCCAAAATATAAACGTCTTCCTTCATCTGTTCTTCTAGAAACATATCCTTTATCTGTTGGAGCCATTAAATATAAACTATTAAATTCCTCCCATATAGTAAATGAAGTATCTCCAGGATCTCTTACTTCAACTTGCATCGTAGAAACTTTTCCATCTAATGGAACATCTACTGTAATAAATTGATATATTGATGTGTCTTCATCTATCTGAAATTCTTGAGTTGTAGTTTTATATTGTCTAACTGGTAATACAAAAGAAAATGTATTTTCATCAACATCAATATCTATTGGTAATAGATATCTTTTATTTCCTTCTGTTAATGTTATTACTACTGAATCATTATTAGTTATAATTGCATTGATTGCATAGTAAGTAATAAATTCTATTTTTTCTTTTGAATAAAATTTAAAACCTTGGGGAATAGTAAATTCTGATGTTGGAGTTTCAAATCCAAAAGGAATAGTTATTAATAGATTTGCTGTTGAATAACTTGCTTCTTGAGAATTATATCCTATAAATGCTGATAAATTTAAAATACTTTCTGGTAGTTGAGCTTTTGTTAAAAAGAATTCCCTATATATAGAAGTCTCATAAAACATCAAGTTCCCAGTTAATGTTGAAATTATGTTTATTATAAATGAAAGGAAAGATGATTTCGTAAGATCTACATTTTCAAGTTCTAAATATGATTTTATATAATCAGAGATTTGTGTTCTTACTTCATCTCTTGATGTGTAAATTTGACTTGATATTGTGTCAGTCATATATCC